CATATAAAAAAGAAAATATAATAATTTATAATGACTGACTGGCTGTTTGTCGGCCCACAGACATTGTCAGGTATCGGCCAAGTGACTGCCCGGTATGCGCGTCTCATGGGTGGTGAGTATGTTGTGGCTGGCGACCCGCCCAAAAAGACCCATTACGACCGTGGATTCATTTTTGTTCTGCCTCTTCAACCTTTTATAGATATGTGTCCCCATTACGCCAAGTTGTGCGACTCGATGATGTACATGACAATCTGTGAGACTGATACGGTCCACGAGGACTATGGCAAGCTTGGTGCCTTGTCCAAGACGCTCTACACCCCTTCTGAATTTTGTAAAAATGTTTTTGAAAAACAGTTTCCAGAGCTGACGTTCAAGGTGGTGCACCTCTGGGCCGACCCGGAGCCACTGCCACGCGAGCCCATATTTGGTCTGATTCATACAGACGCTTTTACATTCTATACAATCGGGAACGTGCTCGACCCACGCAAGAACTTCCGGATGCTCATGGAGGCGTTTGTCAGGTGTGAGTTTCCCCCTGGTTCGGCGCGCATTCTGGTCAAGGCGACGTGCAAAGCGCCCATTAATACCCCGGCGCCATTCGTGACTGTCATCAACGAGATGCTTACGAATGGACAGATGGAGGCGGTACACGAGGTGGGCGACTGCTATGTCAACTGCTCGCACTCCGAGGGTGTCGGAATGGGGGCGGTGGAGGCGGCCCTGCGCAACAAGCCTGTTATTATTACGGACTATGGGGGCCTGAAGGAGTACGTGCGGACGCCATACACAGTCAGGTGCACACCTTGCCCTGTGGGCATGGATGACTTTCTGTTCCGCAAGGAGATGACGTGGGGACAACCTGACCTGCACGAGCTCATGCTGTTTATGAAACACGCCTATGAGCATCGGCTGGCGCCCTACTTGGCCGAAAAGGGCTTCACGGCTGGTCTGGTGTCTGCCGTCCCCTCCGAGTTCAGCCAGTAGTGGCTACCATATATGACGAGCGCAAGGACAACTGACGACTGGACCAGGAATGACTGCTGCGAATTCAAAAACAACATGACATCATCTATCGGCTTGATGCCTGTCGGCTTTTTAAAGACCTTGGGAAGGACAACTATAAGTAGAGCGTTGAGGACTAGAGCTATCCAGACATAGTTCCAATCCATCTCCATTACAAGTATATTACATTTTTTGCTGGGACGAGAGAGTGCGAGAAAGGATGACTAGTTACACATTCACTTGGCGGCGGGTGCGTGCCGCTTGCAAAAGTCCCCGCAGGTGGCAGTAAGGCCGCAGACACTCCCTGCGAGCGTGAAAGCCTTGCACTTTTTGCAGGGGGCGAGGGCAGGCTTGGCGTTGTCGGAGGGTGGCCGCTTGTCGCACACAGCCGTCGTGTGGCGGGCCGCCTCAATCTTCATGGTCTTTTCCCGCGAGCGCACGCAGCTGTCAGCCATCTTCTCCGGGAAGGGGTGCCCGGTAGCCACCGAGTTGCGGTAGACCGACTGCCAGAGCTCGCTGGTGCGGTCGACCGGCTTGAGCTCTCCCTTTGGGACCTGTACTGCCTGCTTGCAGACAGGGGCCCGGGCGGCCGGCTCAGCCTTCTGGATAGCGTGCACGTTGCGGTTGTACTCAGCCATGCCCTTCTTGATATCCTTGAACATGGTGGCTGTTTGTGTTTGAACCTAAAGCCGGCCCTGGGCCTACTGAAAGGAACATCGCTCACCTTCTTCAACCCCTGCCTATTTTCTCAGCCTACAGTAGATGGACCCAAAGAGCTGGGGCCCCTATTACTGGGGTATGTTCCACGTTGCGGCCCTATCAAACTCATCAGGATTCCCGGAACTGGTACAGCTCTTCCCAGTGCTGTTACCTTGCCCCACATGCTCGAACGATTTTAGAAAAATTATAGAAGAATATCCGCTCACAGGGGATTACTTCACGTGGTCTGTCGATGTGCACAACATGGTTAATAAAAATTTGGGCAAGCCACGAGTGAGCTATGAGGACGCGCGCAGACGATGGACGACATCTAATATAAATCCTTGGATTTGGGTTACACTCGTGGCTGTTCTATTCATTCTTCTTCTTGTACGCCGGTGAACATATCCTGGTGGACCTCCGTGTCGCGCCACACGACTACACCCGTGCCCGGGACTGTCATAAACTGTATCCGGTTTGTGCGCTGGTAGAAGAAACCCGGGAAGGCGCCTAGCGTCCACATCAGCTGGTGGACTCTCTCACCACCCTGTGTCGTCAGGTTCAACCAGATACCATCGCCATAGCTCGTAATCTTGTCGCGGTGTAGCTGTAGGTTAGGCAGCTCTAGAAGACGGCGGGGCTGCATGCCCAAGTCGCGGCGGGTAACGCTGTCAAGGTGGAAGCAGATGCGCTCGACCAGCGCGTTCGGAAGGCTCTTCCAGCACGCCTCCATTTGTTTGTGTTTTGATTTTGCTGTCATTGTGAGTCCACTGGAGGGAACATCACTCGTTGTCTTCATCAATCATATCCATTGCACAGGCGTGTTCACCGTCATCGAGTGCATCTCCGATGAATCCACGGGTTGTGCACCAGATAGACTCACCTATACTGGGAAGGTCGCGCGCATACTTGACCACCTTGCGTATCGCCTTCTTGCTCTTGGCTATTTCGATAGCCTTGACCATGCAGGTGGATTTTCCGAGAAAGACAGACTTGCCGTTGTCGTACTCAAACACACGGAAGTGAGTGCGGACCATAGCTGTTTGTGTTTTGATTTTGCTGTCGTTGCGAGTCCACTGCAGGGAACATCACCACTCATCTTCCGAGTCGTCGTAGGTGCGGGTGTAGCACTGGGCATAGTACGTGGCATTGAGGTCCGCCATGTGCTCAGCGTACGCCTCAGATCGGCGGTCATCGACAAAGGCGCGCCAGGCATTCTGAATCACCAATACAGCCTGCTCAGGAGTCATTGTGTTTGTCGGTTGATTTCAAAGTCGTTCCATTGCCACTGTTGGGAACATCACTTCTTATTCTCCAAGAGCTGAGACAGCAGCTTCATAAGTTCTTCGGCTCTCTTGTTACCTCCGTGTTTGTTAGGATGCACCTTAAGAGCCAAACGTCTATTCAGGGGTTGGCCGTGCAAATTCATACCGAACCAATCACGGCTATAGTTATTTAAAGTGCGACGGGTCCGTGGAGCACGCCCGAAATTTTCAAGTGTTGGCGCGCGAGGCGATGTGCGCTGTGGCGTCCGACGAGGCGATGTGCGCGGTGGGGGTCCTCCTCCACCTCTGGAATATGCCCCTCTCGCTTTGGAATTTGTACTGCGCTGCTGTCTTTTTCTCCATTGAGTACGAGGAGTGTTAGCCTTGGGCCGGACGGGGGAAGGCGGTTTACGTCTAACTCCCTCCCAAAACTCATCACTAAAATACTGGTCTGGATTCACACGCGGTGGTGTTCTCATTATAATATTATATTATATAATAATAAATGACAAACAGTGCCGGGTCGCGAGTGTCAAAGAGAAAACCCTCTTCTCCCCCCGTGCGTAACAACAAGAAACGAGCATCGCCCGCGCGTAAAAGCAGGGCCAGCCCCAACTCGGTCGCTGCTCGTTCCCGTACGCGAACTCCTAATTCTAGAATGAACGCACTGAGTGAGAGTTTTTTCGCACCCTCTCGTCGTAGCTCGAGTGTCAGCTCACGTAGATAAAAAAATAAATAAATTATTTTTTAGATGGACTGCTTCGTGACCCAAGGGGTCTCTTTCTCCGAAGGAGTGAAGACTTCGTCTTCAGAAGACTGTAACAGTGAGATTGTAGATATGATTATGGACCGCATGGAGAAGGGTAAGGTGGCGTACGGTCACGGGCTGATACCTGACGATGGGCACAACTGGGTACAGGAGGCGCTCGAGGAGGCTCTGGACCTCGCCATCTACCTGTCGACCAAGCTCATCCAAATTAAAATGTTTGAAAAAAGAAATGCTGAATATAGTCGGCCTTGCGTTTCAGGGGATTGTACTGAGCTGGGTGCTCAAGATTGAAAAGGCGTGTGGCTGCACTGACTACTGGCAGCGCGATTACATGAAGTGGTACTCTGTTGCCGCAATCGGTTTGATGATTGCCGCAGCAGCGGGGATGCAGATAAAGAACAAGGCACTGGCAGGTGCTATTTTGGGCGCAGCGCTGGTGAATATATACGCTGTTTTAACCTTTATTCCTAAGCTAAACAAGACGGGCTGCACCTGTGCGACCGAGAATGATTGGCGGGACAACTTCATCTACTGGTGGGCAGTCTTGAGCACGCTGGTCATACTCTTTTTGGCCACCTCAGCATTGCTCAAGATGTAATTGATGATGCCATTCTGTAGACACCACTTGATAAAATTGAGCTGACCGACAGTGGTCGTAAAGCCCTGAAACTCGATGCGCTCCGTACGACAGAACGGGTCGAACAACTTCTTGCTGTAGCCGTCAAGACTGCTCTTGTAGGCTACATGTACCGTAAACTGCTTACCGGCTGGCGTCTGATACGTCACCTGCTTATTCTTGGCATAGTTGGTCACAAACCACTCCAGGTTACGCAGAGAGATGCCATTCCTGTGTGCAAGTATGTCAGCGAGCTGCTCGCTGTGATTTGGTTCGCTGAAGAATCGCCCTAGCGACTCGAGGAGTACGTCCGACTTGCTCATTGACATTATTACACGCTTACTGTTTATCTCACTTTAAATTTTTGAGTTTTGACGCAGTTTTTTTCTGAGCAGAAAATAGTGATGCTTACACGTACCCGTACATTAACAGGGGAGGGATACAACAGAAGAAGGGTCGTTACTGAACTCTTGGAAATTTTAGAAAAAAATATGTGGAATCTTTCTAATCAGCAGAACGCATTCAACCATGCCATGGCTGTAAAACACAACTATCGAAATTCTACTCCAAATACTATAAATCTTAATAACAACGCTCAAAACAGCGCAACGCGTGCCCTGCGTAGACTTGTACAACAGAATAATCGTACATGGACTATTCCGCCTACTTCAAATATGTATCTGTATAATACTAATAACGAAGCTAGCGGCGCCAACAGCAACAATAACCGTCCTTCTACTGTCAGAAGACAAGGAAGAAGTGTTATTAAAAAGATTGTTCCCAAACGTCACTAGTCAGATGTCCATGCGATTCGCCTTTGTCTTTTCGCAAGCCGGGCAGCCAGCCAGGAACAGAGGCGGCAACGTGTGCGTGTGCCGAACCTCCACCTCTGGAGCAGCTGGCGGTGGTCGCGGCACTGGCTTTTGGTCCTTGTGCATGTTGCAATAGCCACAGACGCGAGCAAACCGCGTGCATCGCTGACCATTACCTTTCAGACCCATACAACGGTCTGTCGTAAACTCGAGCTCCGAGACATCCTTCATGAGGCGCTCGAGCATAATATCATACCTGTCAGCAATGTGTTTGAGCACCTGACCGAGCCGTTCGCTCACGATTCGGTCCACCTCCTCATTGATGACAGCAATGACACGCTGCTCCATTCTACTTGAAAATATATTTGTTTATAATTTTAAGTGCATCACTTAATAGAAGTACGTCTTTTTCTTGGATGAGACGCCACTAGGTGTTGGCGAGCTTGATTCATAGCATGCGCACGAACCACAGATGGCCCTTCACCCCGTCGTCTGTGTCTCGGACTAGACGATGTGAGCACGTGACGCAGAGCATTATTACGGTTCACTCCATTTATAAGCATTTCATGAAGACGGATAAGGCGAGTAACATTTATGTTCCGATGATTGTACGACGTATTTTTAGAGTATCCCATACCTAGCATAGTTATATACTTGGCATACTGATTCTGGCTCAACGACGCAAATGTAAGTGTTCGAGCCCTTCTGGTGAGAGTACTCATATCTACTCTTTCTTCTGAAAAAAATCCGCCATCGTGTACTTTTTATATTTTTTCTGAGGCTGTTCGCTGAAGACATCAATCTCACGACCGACCAACGGCTCGAGCAGGTCCGCAATTGGCTTGCGCATCTGATTCGTGAAATAGTACTGATAGTCCACCTTGAGACCCTTCTCCTCGACCCATGCAGGGTCCTCCGCCTTGTCCGCCATCAGGTCTCCCTTCATCCCCTGCACAATCAGAAACGATACACGGTCGCCCTGCTGCGGCTCTGAACCGGGCGCGCGCTTCCGAATCTTGTCCCGGACGCACACGTGCGCCATCTTCACCTTGTAGTTGGATCCAAGCTGCTTACTCATCATCAGCTTTTCGTTCGGCACCTTGCCCTCCCGCAAGTCCCTGCCAGCCTGCCGGGCAAACTCGATGGGCGGGCGCGGGTCGTCCGAGTTCAGAATCATATCCAGAAGATGTTTTAGAGTGTCACGCACGTACGGACAGGTGTCGCGCCGGACCACCTGCAACCCCTTGACATCAATCTTCTTGAACACGACCGCATCCCCCTTCTTTTCGTACATCTTGGCCGCGTAACGCTTCTTGCTGTACAGAAAGTACGGGCAGTACACCTTCTCCAATTCCAACTCATTCGGCGCCTTGAATAGCTTAGAGCACTGCTCGGCAGCCTGCTCCCCAATCTCCCACGAATAGTCGATAGCCTCCTGGCCCGTCCGCCCCTGTACATCAAACTCGACCATCACAGAATCTGTAAAAAAAGTTAGTAATCTTTCAAACAAAACACAAAACAAAGTTTATTAACTTACCTGTATCTCCATAGCGCACTTTGGCCCCCGGGAAGTTTGCTTCGACATAATTCTTCGTCTCCTCAATCATCTGGCGGCCGCGCATGGTTGTCGTGCTCGCAATAGCCTCCTGTGGCAGCATACCCTTCTGTGCCCCTGTAAACCCGTAGATTGAATTCATAGAAATCTTATACGCGAGCTGCTTGCCGTTGTAGATGGCCTCCATAGGCGTCCCCTCTGCTGCCGCCATGTCCTTCTTCGCCTTTTTGCGAAACTTCTTGAGGTCGCTCAGGATGACTGGCAAGAGCGAAGGCACGTTTTGAGCAAACTTGTACGGCCCAATCTGCTCGTACTCAACACCGGGCAGGTTGTCAAACTTGGGGTTGAGCACCAGTGTCGAGTAGCACAGGTTATGTGCGCACATGATGCTCGGGTACAGAGAGGCAAAGTCGAGCGCTGTGATGGGTGAGTAGTAAGCTCCGGTACGCGCCTCGAGGACAGTCGCGCCCTGATACTTACTGTCGTCACCCGGTGGTGGCTTGATGGTCGGAATCATAAATTTGAGCTCGCGAGCCTTGTACGCCATCTGCGAAAACACCTTGATTTGCTGGCCTCGCTCTGACAGGTAGCTCAAGGGCACCCAGCACGCCTTGGCCATCTCAATCTGGTTCTGCAGCTGACACAGTTTCTCCATCAGGGCGTGCGGCAGCTCAGTATCCTTGATACAGTACTCGGCGACCAGTGCGAGCCGCTCGGGGTCGCGAGCCCTGAACGCCGCAAACATCTCTTTGACCGGCATGTCAATCTTCTGGTCACTCAGAAAGTGTTTCGAGACGTTATTGAGGCTGTAGCTCTCGAGCTTGTGCTCACGCTTCACATCTTGGAAGAGGTCGAACACATACCGGCCTTTCATAGGCACCATCTTGAGCAGGTTGTCGCCGAGCGCGCTGCTCGACAGATTCTTAGTCACGAGATTTACAGGCTCGTCCTCGACACGGCCCCATACCAGCGCATCCGGAGGGACTCCCGCTTTCATAGCGCGAGTGAGTAAATACTCGAGGTCGAACCCGAAGATGTTCCAGCCGGTGATGATGTCAGGGTCGAGCTTGACCAGGTGCTGCTGGAACGCAACCAGTAACGCCTTTTCGGTCGGGTAGTCGCACGGATACTTGAGGCACGTCTTGTCAGTGTACTCGAGCGAGCCAAACGCCTTGGTCGTCATGGCAATCTGAAACACACAGTCCGGGGCGTTGTTTGCGTCCGGGAAGTTGCCAGACTCTGAGTAACACTCGATATCGAGCGACATGACCCGGAAAGGTGCCACGTCATCGCGGGCGACTGGTCGGAGCTGTTTCCAGTCAGGGCACTTGAGGTTGATGTCGCACCGGGTCGAGTAGTCTGGCTCACACCTGCCAGTATCCAGCCAGCCCGTGCTCGCGATGTGGGTCAGGTGCATGAAGCGCAGAACAGGGTCTATGTTCGCCTCGTACACTTTGAGCCTGCCATACCCATCCACGTCATTGCGCTCGAGATAGTAATACATAGAGCGCATAGCCCTGTGCGTTCGAAACTCAAGGCGGGCGAAGCGCGACATCTGGTTATTCTGAAAGCCCCACAGGTCCTTGGCGCGCACCTCTGTCATGGCCACGACACGCCGCTCGAGCTCGCGGCGCAAACCCTCGAAGCTGTGACTGGGGCGCAATTTTACATACAAAAAAGGATTCCATTCGGTTGTAAGGCACACGGACCTGCCGTCGGCACACCGGCCAAAAGTTCTGACCTGGTATTGCTCGTCTTCATTGTCCTGTCCATCCCATGCAACCGCTTGGAAAATTGTCATCTACTTTTATTTTGCGTTATTTCTTTAGCTCGACTCCAGCGGGGGTCGAACCCGCAACCTCCAGCTCACACACTCTCCGTTTTCTTAGAAGGCTGGTGCACTATCCGATTGTGCTATGGAGCCACGGGAATATTTTCCCAATTAATATTAAATGCCATTTGTTCCTCCGAAACTAAATAACAAGGGTACAAACGAGATTATTGCCACGACCGCGCTCAGAAACCTGAGTCAGCCTGTTACGTTTACACCGGCGAAAAAAATGGCGATACAGTTTGGACAAATCATGAAGAACATGCAAAAGCTTAACAGTCGTCACTGATACAACTTTAGAATTTGTTTGATAACTTTGTTGCGCTGAATATCAGACGGGCCAAACTGGATCACGTTGATGAGCTCGTTGTCAGGGTCGACACGCGAAATCAAGTCCCAGAGGCCATTCTGTTCAAAGCCGCGGTCGTGCTGCTCAACGTCACCCGTCACAACCATCTTAGACCCCTGTCCGATGCGTGTCAGTACCATGCGCATCTGATTGGGTGTCGAGTTCTGCATCTCGTCAGCCATAATCCACGCGTGGTCGAAGGTACGGCCGCGCATGTACGCCAGTGGGCAAATCTCAATCACGCGCTCGTACAACATCTCGTCAATCTTTTTCTGTGAATAGTAGTTGCTCATGATGTCAACCATCGGGCGAACCCACGGGTCCATCTTGTTTTCGAGCGTACCGGGCAGAAACCCGTGCTGCTCGTCAACACTGACAGCCGGTCGCGTCATCACGATGCGCTTAACATCCCCCTCCCGAAGCTTCTGTGCACCTACATGACACGCAAACAGGGTCTTACCAGTGCCGGCAGGGCCAGTGCCGATGACAACAGGGACCCGGGGGTTGTCCAGGCAAATGGCATATGCGCGCTGAGTCAGAGTACGCGGAACAAACATCCTAATCTATTTTGTGTCTTTGCTTTTAACTCACTGAACAAATGGTTGGACAATGAGCTGGGCAATGCGATAACCTGGGCGGATGACGTATGGGTTGCGCGTGTCGTGGTTGAAGAGCACCACTTTGAGCTCATCCTTGTAGTCAGGGTCGACGACAGCCGCGCCCACTGTGATGCCGTGCTTTACGGCCAATCCAGCGCGAGACTCAATGCGACCATAGGTTCCGGGTGGGAGCTCCACAGAGACTCCTGTAGAGACAACCACCCTGTGGCCAGGTAGAACGAGGTAAGCATCGGCAGAAAAGATGTCGTATCCGCAGCCCGAGCGCTCGGGCACAATCGCATTGTCAGTCAGCTTATTGACATTGAGGGCCATTATAATTTTATTTTGTCTATATACTTTAACTAATGCCTAATTTCAATAATATGAGATTTAACCAGCAGGTGAATATGCTTAGAAGACTCTCACAGGCTCTGCGCGCTGGTGGGCAGGGAGGAGCAGCGAACCAGCTTAATCAAACTATACAGCATTTAATAGCTGCATTTACACTGCGTCGCGCAAGAACCCATAGAAGTCGTGGTGCCGGGACAATTGCACGTGTTTTGTCTGGACGTAAAAGAAATCGCAACAACAACAATCGAGGAGGGGGTCGTACTGCCACTGCCGCACGCTAAAAATAATAAATTTTTCTTTTGTTAAACTGGATACCGTTGAAGGCTGTCGTGGCTGCTAGGGTATAGGCACCCATCCGCGGCCATATAATCCAGTCACCAACCTCCATGTCGGGCAGTTGGATACTGGTCGAGATGGTATCCATACCGTCACAGGTACACCCAAAAAGAATTTTATTTTTTTTTATTTTTTCAGATATCACAAGAGGTTCTGGCTTGGCATGGTCGAACAAAATACAGTTGAACGCACCATACAGAGATTCATCTATGGTCAGCGACTCACCCTTGACACCAATAACCGGTGTCACGAGTGTGCCTATTCTCTCGGCGATGTACCGACCCGGCTCGGCAATCACTGTCACCTCAGGGAATAATTCAAAAAGTTTTTTGTTTATTTTTTCTGAAAAATTTGTAATATCAGAAGTGAACCCACCCCCAATGTCGAGCAGCCATGGTGTGTGCCCATGGGCCTTGGCCAGCTGAAAAGTTTCAAAAGATTTTTCTATGGCACGAGCATGAGCAGAGGTGTCCCGGGCGCCACTGCCGACGTGGAACGACACGCCGACAATACTGAGGCCCAGCTCACAGGCTCGCTTACAGAGTTCCTCGATGGTATCTTCTTCTGCTCCGTACTTGTTCCCGAGTGCACACTGTGCGGTCGGGTCGTCTGCACGGATCCGGATGACGAGCTGCATACCTGGAGCAATTTTATGCACTTTCTCCAATTCGCAGAGTGAGTCGAAGGTGGTCATGCAGACATCACGTTCCGCCGCGTACTTGATAGCCCCGGGATGTTTACAGGGGTTTGCGTAGATGATGCGGTCCGGAGTGACACCCAAACTCAGAACCGTCTCAATCTCCACTGGACTTGCACAGTCGAACGACGCACCGAGCCGTGCAAGGGTCTTGAGTACCCTCTTGTTAGGGTTACATTTGACTGCGTAGAATGGACGGATGGTCGGGAATACCCGCGTCCACTCTTTGTACGCCTGTTTAACCTGACCGAGGTCGAAAACATAGAAAGATTCTTCAGGTTTATGTGTGCTCAGGAGGGCTTGCACCCTGTCCTGGAGCCCGACCATCAGAAGTACTGGACTTCTATCAGGGTCCTGGAAAAAAATATCAGGAAATATTAAAATGCCATCCGTCCCATCAGGAACTCTGTACAACACGACCGGTCACGAGCTGACCAAGACCAACCGCGTCAGCCTGCGCTGGACCGGTACCCGCTGGGTCTACACCCGCGTGGTCAAGGGCAAGAAGGTGACCCGTGAGGTGAAGAAGCCAGCCACCCCCAGCCCGCCCAAGGCTGCCAAGCGCAAGTACACGCGCAAGATTGGCCCCCGTCGCCAGCGCAAGACCCAGGCTATGACCAGCACCAACTACGCCAACAAGGGTGGTCGCGTTTTCTTCAAGACGAGCCGCGGCAGCTACGTGATTCGCAACGGTGACAAGAAGCTGTACCAGCGCAAGGCTCGCTACTACCAGGGTGCGCTCATCAAGAACATGTCCTCGGTGCCAGCCAAGATTCGCCCCCACAAGATGCCGGCCAAGAAGCGTATAACTACCCGCAAGCGCATGGGCCGTGTGGCTCTGTTCTAAATAAATATCTATAATAAGTAATGTTCCCCAAAGGTTCTCGCGGACGCTCAAACACCACTGGATTGCGCGCCGCCGAAAATGCATTTCGGGTGGCTCAGAATAATTTGCGCCGAGTCCTTGAGGCACAATACCAATTGAGGAGTCTGCGAGCGGTCTCCAATGCATCTGGGATTCCTATAAACAACTATAACAGGTTGAAGAGATTGGCGAACGCGAATATTAATAAGGCGACACGTGCTCTCGAGAATGCAACCAAGAATCTCGTTCACAGTCGCTCCCAGTTGTAAGCCTGTGCCTCTAGAGGGTGCCGTGCTCTCTGCGAACAATCATGAATACTCATAGGATTTTTTGAATTATAAAATTTTCCACACACTTTTCCATCCTTTAGCCACATCCTACTATCAGTGTCCGGGTTCGAACGATACAGTTCATCCTGCCCGGACACTTGTACATACCCTCTGTAAGCCTCTCTGCACAGACTCGGCATCATTTTCTGGTAAATATGGACTCGCTCATGGACCAGAGTCTCTGTCTCGTAAAGACCATCCAGAAAAATGACACCACTGCGCGTGTGTGGCAGACCCCCCTCGTATTGCGCCTTGGCGAAGACCCACGGAACATTGGGCATGCCGACAAAGTACCGGTTCGCTTCTCTGCAAAAATATTTTAAATTATTTTTTTCATCCAGAGTAAACTCATCGGCACTGAGAGCAGCCATCTGACGGTACTCGTCGTGCGATAGGCACCGCCTAGCCCTGAGGTCACACCGTGTAAGTCTCTGGATAAACCCATCATCGTCAGCCCCCAGGAAATCAGCAGTCTGTTGCCTGCTCAGGAAATATATCTCCATTTATTATTATCCTGTATATTATTAGGAATGGTTAAGCTAAAGAAAATTTCAATACCAAAACCAAAACCACTACCAAAAATTTCACTACCAAAAGTCAAACCAGTCAGTCCAAAAGCTATAACCCAAGCCTTTAAAAAAGCTGGCGAAGGTATCAAGTCGGGTGTGGTGAATTCGGCAAAGGGTATAGCGTCAGCTGGCAAGGCGCTTGGGAAGTGCAAGGTGGGTGACATGAAGTGTGCAGCCAAAGGAATGACTGGTCTGGCAACATCTGTAGGGAAGATGGCCTTGTCCGTGAGTGCAGCTGGCATTGTGGTTAACGCGTCAGATGCGGCCAGTGGTGGCAAGGTGAAAAAGGGGCTCATTGTGGCGACCAAAGCTATTATAGGCGTCAACCCAAACGACCTTGCAAGCGGTGATCCGGCAAAGATGGGCAAAACGTTTGGCCAAGCGCTCTACAAGGTTTCGGGTGCCCAGACGGCTGTGACTGCCGGCAAAGCGCTCGCCAAGTGCAAGCCGAACGATGCCAAGTGTATAGCGATGAATGTTGGTCAGCTGGCAGGTGTTGCCGCTGCATTTATCCCGGGAGTTGGTGGTGCTGCTGGTGTCGCCATGAAGGTGGGTCAGAATGCAGTCAAGGGTGCCATAAAGGACCAGGTTTTTGCGGCAGCCAGAAAGACTGAAGCTGTAAAGAAACTCGAAAAGGCGGTGAACCCGGCTGAGAGGAAAAAGGCCAAGGAAGAAGCTGACAAGGCTGATGCGGATCTCAAAAAGGCTACGGCGGTCAAGGAGGCCGAAGAGAAGAAACTAAACGATGCTACTATAGTTCTTGCTTCTCAAACGGCTGCAGAGGCTGCCCAGAAGGAATTAGACAAGGCTAAAGAAGACCCGAACATGAAAGATGTGGCGGCTGGCATAGAGGCGAAGCTCAATCAGGAGCAAGTGGCGGTCGCAGCAGGTGTACCGGCAGCGGCAGTGGCGGCGGCACAGAAATCTGGCGATCCAAAGGCGGCACTTGCATCAAAGGCGGACAAATCAAAACCTCTCAAAATTATTCTTGGACTTTTGGCAGCTGTGCTCATATTCGTCTTTTTCGTTATCTAAAGGGGAGACCCTAGGTATATATATCACAAACAATGGAGCGCATTTTCATCCTCGACCGTTCTGGTTCTATGGAGTCGTGCTGGGACGACACTATCGGCGGTTACAACAGCTTTGTCAATTCGCAGAAGGAGCTTGGCGGGACCATGACTCTTGTGCAATTTGACCACGAGTACAAGGTGTTCTACACGGCCAAGCCCATTGCAGAGGTGGAGCCCCTGACGCGCCAGACATTTGTGCCGCGTGGGTCGACGGCGCTTCTGGATGCGATGGGCCAGGTCATCAAGGAGTGTAAGAGTCAGACGGCACCGACTGTCATCATTCTGACGGACGGCCTCGAGAATGCGTCAAAGACGTATACCAAGGTGCACATCAAGGACCTGGTCGAGCAGAAGGAGAAGGATGGTTGGGTTTTCATGTATCTGGGAGCCAATCACGACGCCTTTGGTGAGGCGGAGTCATTGGGGATTGCCCCGGGGCGCACGCTAAACTACGACGCGACTCGGACACCCGATGCATTTAGACAGCTGTCACAGGCACTGTCACACACGGACTCTCAGTTTGCCTAAGGGTCGACTTTTAGCGAGCTCGCATGCCACTGACATACTGACGACCTCGCCCGTCTGTAACTTTAATCTGCTTGTAACCTTTTCTTGCAAGCTCTGCTGTAATATTTCTAATCTCTGCAACCGAAAACCCCTTGTGCTTGCGCTCGGCGGACGCGGCGGCACGCTTACGCTCTGCGGACGCCGCACGGTTACGTCTATAATTTGCAGCACGTCGAGCAGCCGCTGATGCTGCCGCAGCCGCATTGGCATTACGTTTTCTCTGCACTTTCTTCCACTCGGGGGTTCTTGGTGGTGTTCTTTTTCTCGCAGGTGCGTTACCCAGATTCGCCATAATCTTTTTAGGACTACCCAGCATACGAGCAAAAGGGTCGTTTATTTTTCTAGGTGCGCCCTGTCCTTTAGGCGCGAACCCAAACATTTATATGTACTGATATTTTTTACTACATTGGCGCAGCCATTGGTGGTGGTGCCGCTCCCATTGGTGGGGGTACATTTGTCGTGGGTCCTAGTTTGGCGGCGCGCGCAGCCTGAAAGTTTGCATATCTGGCTTGGGCATTGTTACGGAGATTACCGACCGTCTTGCCAGTTGTCATGAAATAATAACCGCCATAGAACAGACCAACGGTCAGCACAAACATAAAGAAAGCCTTGAACTTGCTTTTACGAGATTCCCATGTATTTGCAAGAGCAACTCCACTCAACATGAAGAGCGCTACAGGGATTATCATTGAACCGAAAGGAACTGAAGTACCGCTCATTATTATTTTATAAATATTTTATATTTCCCGCCAAGAGCCTGTTCGGTTCTGTGCACAGCTCCCCTGAGAGATGGGACTGACCACAGAAGCCACCGTGACCAAAACCCAGCAGTGTACCGCCCGGACGCTCGCCAGTTTTCGCGACGTCGGTGCCTGGTGACATAGCGCGCCTTGCGCTTCGGGTCTTTGTGCTTGGTGTAGTCTGAGTAACCGCGCGCCCCAAATAGAACCACCTTCCCGTCTGGGAACACCGCCCTGAACTTGTGGACCCTATTCGGGTTGCGCCGCAAAATAATTTTTTGCATCTTACTTTTGGCCAAGAGTTAATCTTATGGCGATGTAGACCAGTAGGATAAGGATGACCACGTTAAAGGCGGCCCACCCAACCAGATACGGGAAGAGCGCCTGGTTCTCGAGAACCATAGACATCACCTGACGTGTCAGTGACTCATCCTCTTCCATTCTACCTGTGACCCTGAAAAAAAAACCTCTATGAAGGCGAAGCCTTCTTTATTAAAGGAAGCAGGGCCTATGGCCCTGAACAAAAGAAGGGTTGTTCCCTGCAGTGCACCATGAACGGAGTGAGTTTCAAACCAAAACAAGATGTTCATGCTGAAGTTCTCTCGCTACGACTGCCCCGGCTGCGACCGGAAGTGGTTCTTTGAGACGGTGGGAGAGATTGAGACCTTTATCAAGGATGCCCACCCCAAGTTTCCAGAGACTGAATGGAAACATGGTCATGAGTTTTACCCGAACGGTCTAAGCATCTACGAGTGTGTCGGGCGCAAACCAGTCCTGAAAATGATGTCGATGGTCGAATCGCATGATTTCGCCTATGAGATGTCCGAAAGCCTTTCTCCACAGGTTAACACTGTGGCCAAACTCATCTACGAGCTGCAGGGAATCGTGGACGCCATGGACGATGGTGAGTACCAGTGGCCACTGGAGCAAATCACCCCACGGGTGGACAAAGAGGACCTGGTCAAGACTGTATTCAGCCCAAATAGGGTTGCAGTGATGGGCGGAACTGAATGGCTAGAATGTGTGTAGCGATGTTCCCTTCAGGCAGTCAAAGACAGCAGCCAAGACAAAAACAAAACAGATGGAGGCTCAGGCTGCTCTCTTCCGTGCCCAGAAGCCCTTTGCGGATGTGGACCCTTCGTGGACTCTGATGAAGGGTATGGCTCTGCCGCCGCCCTTCAAGACTATCCACGCGCACCCCCAGGGCCCAGTCTTCACCCATATGAATGACAACAACTTCCCGAACTTGTACCGGGACGACCGGTTTGTCCTATACCTCAACGCGGCCTCGCCATTCACCGAGCTGTACCCTGGCAAGGAGGAGCGCGCCGGTATGTCTTTTGTGCACCTCCTGGCTGTGCCTCTCGAGCGCATCTACAACTACAAGACGGCGCTCCCGTCAGACTATGGGCTGGTTAACCATATGTACGAGACGGTAAACAAGCTTATGAATACACCGAGCTTCAAGGAGGAGCTGGCTTATCAGCTTACGTGTCAGTACGTTCCTCTGCTCGAGACACCGAATCTACGGGCCAAGTTCCTGAGCAACCTAGAGACTCTGCACGACGATACGACCAGTCGCGACATGACGTACTGCTTCCATCCCGACCCGCTGCATAGCGTGGGTCATATGCACATGCACTGTGTGGCGAAGAATATGCTGACCAAGTCCTACATGCTCAACTCTAACAAGAACACCCCGATCGACCTTGTCCTTCAGGAAATTCTGCGTCTGATGTAATGGATATCTGTCTTTTAGCAAACTCTCTCATTGTCCTCGTCTCTAAGATTGTCGAAAAACTAACATGCCAGGAAAAAGAGAAGGAAGATGACGACTTTATAAGTTCAAAACAATGGGTAGGAGATTATCTCGACTTGAGTCTTCCAGATTCAAGAGTGCCCTTGGTCGCTGTCGAAAGAATGAATGAAAGATTAAATACAGGCTGTAAAATTCCAGAAAGAACTTTGCGCAAGGTTACTAATACGTGCAAGCGTCTTATTGAACTGTATGCTATGGAACGTGGTCGTAAGGAACAACTCCATAAAATTAAAGAAATTGTAGCCAGACATGACCAAGACATGGCTGATGAAATTGAACTTGATAGATTTTCGACATGTTCTTGGTACGAAGGTCGTATTGCTTTGTTTAGATAAACATTATACAAGTGTAATAATTATGTATGGACCGATTTCTCAAAACAAAACCCGTCACAGAGTCCCCCCTTGGTTCCGGTCCCGCAATAGTCAACGTATGGGGCAACTCCGGGTCAGGTAAGTCTACCGGTGTCAGAAACTATTTTACAAATTTTTTAGAACTCACATATGACACGCTGCGGAGCAAACAGTCCACCATCTCCTTTATGGAGCGCGCCGCATTTACCAACTTGCCCATTCTCATAGACGACTGGAACACAGTCTCTGAACTCATTGGCGCGCGCGAATTCACGGGACCGCTCAACAGTTCCCTGACTGTTATCATTTCACCCGAACCTATTCGGGAGGATTTCGAGTTTCGGCTTGTGCGCTGGGAGGACCGCACACTTGAAGAACTAAAAACAATTGGAAAAAAGTATTGTGACGACCCGGAGAAGGTGCACCGGATGGCTGTCCACTGTGGTGGGAACCTGCACGTGCTCATCAGTAGTCTGACGTTTGACAGTGTGGGTGACAGAGACGTTTTCGAATCTCCTAAAAATTTCATTTACGGATTGTTGTGTCGGGGGGGAGAGGATGAGGTCTATGACAACATAGGCGAGTCGCTGTGCGAGCACGGATACATGTGGGGAGTTGTCCAAGAAAACTATGTAGACGCGCCGGGGGAGAGCATGGACTTTTACGCTGACGTGGCTAACCACCTGAGCTTGGCTGGTATACTGGACGAGACCATCTATGATGGCAACTGGCACCTCTTGCCATTCTTCAATCTGCACGCAATCCTGTATCCGGCGCGGATGATAGGGCACCGCCTCGATGCTGAGAAGCTGCGACCAGGGAGCATGTGGACCAAGTATCAGAATATGTGTATGCGCCAAAAGAAATTCAGAAATATTGTTCAAAAGAAATTGGATGTCGACTGTCTCATGCTGATACGGGACTACTGTCAGAATGGGGACCCGACCATGCTCCGACAGTACAACTTTGACAGTCAAGACTTGGACATTCTGAACCACCTGGCCATAGTGAACAAAATCAAACCACGAATTATGACTCAGCTAAAAAAGGCGCTGAAATGTTGACCCGAAGGGTCATCTACAAGAAAGGGAATGACCCGTTGGGTCAGCTAAAAAAGCGCTGAAATGTTGACCCGAAGGGTCATCTACAAGAAAGGGAATGACCCGTTGGGTCAGCTAAAAAAGACCCTCAAGACCTAAGTATGGCTGAAGAGGATGACTCATTCGTGAAGGTTCAGGGTAATGAGATTTTCTTCTACTGTGAGGTTTCGGATGTGACTGTGCTCGAGTTTAACATGAAGCTGCGTCAGCTGGCCAAGGAGCACAGCCAGATAACAGTTTACATTCACAGCAATGGCGGTGACCTCTGGGCAGGGCTCAGTGCTATGGACCATATCCGCAAGTGTCCGAGTCACGTGACGACAGTCGCTGACGGCATCTGCGCGTCGGCAGCCACTATGATGCTGCTGGCCGGGGACGAGCGCCGTATGCATGAACATTCATATGTGCTCATTCATCAAGTGAACACAGATGGAAGTTGGGAAAAGTACAGCGACCTGAAGGAGCAGGTTGGCAACTACGACCGATTTATGAAAAATTTTAAGAAAATTTATGAAAAATATACAAACATACCGAGCAGCGTTCTAGACAAACTATTTATGAAGGATATTTACTGGGATTACAAGAAGTGTGTGAAGTATGGGGTGGTCCAAGGTCAATGACCTTGTCTCTAGTCCTCCTTCTCATCATCCTCCTCCTCGTACTCCTCCACCTCGGCCTCTGGAGCGGCTGGGGCGGCTGGAGCGGCGGCTGGGGCTGACAGGGGGGAGGCGAAGCTGACGGCACCGCCAGTCTTGGGACCAAAGTAGCGCTTGTAGATAAAGTAGCCCAGCACGAGCGCCAGGGCGCCGATAGCCAGGTAGACCCAGTTGGAAGACAGGGAAGAAAAGGTGCTAGTCTCGGCCTCCATTAACAGTGCTCTATTTTTTTTAAACCCTAGTAAAGCGCGGGAAGAAACCGAGTGATGTTCCTTGCAGTACACGCCTGAGCGACATGCCTTTCAAACAAATGACAGATGTGCTCGCTGTATCCTGGGAGCAGTTCGACCAGCTCCGAGGGCAGCAGCCTGAGCCGCTCGAGTTCCCCCTCTGCAGATTCGAGTCACACAGCACGTGTGAGTGTGGAGAGTACCGGCAGTTTGTTTATGACGAGTTCAACGGCTTCACTCTCGCTGGGGACCTCCCTGTTTGTCCAAGCTGCGGGCGGTGTGACGATGCATACATATCGGACGAGCCAGAGTGGAACGGGGGCATGGGTGACGACGGTGAAGTTTCTGACCCCTCGCGTGTAGGCATGCCGACCAACCTGGACCACTTCAGTGCCGCCTGGAATCTGGGGTGCAACATGCAAGTCAAGAAGCAGACCCGTATGTCTGTGATGAACTTTTTCTTATCGAACAAGCACCAGGACCGCGCGCTCTACCTGGCCTATCAAGAGATGGAGAACATCAACCGGGTGCGCCTTGGCCTTCCGGAGAATATCATGTACGCTGCCAAAATCAAGTACAAGAAGTTTGTCGAGGCGGTGCTCTGCCGCGGGGCGGTGCGCGCTGGAATCAAGGCGAACTGTATCTTCCAGGCGTGCAAAGAGGCGGGTGTGAACCGGACGAGCAAGGAGATTTCGGACGCTTTCGGCATCCAAGAGCGTGACATTTCACGGACGACCGACAAGTTCAAAGAGCAGAACCCGGACACGGAGGAGGTTCACATGACCATGCCCAAGGACCTAGTGACGCGCTTCTTCAATAGCATCGAGGTGGAGGACAAGGGCCGCGTCAAGATGAAGTGCTTCAGCACCTGCCAAAGACTGGAGCCGTGCGTCAAGCTGCAGGGGCGGACACCAAAAGCGGTGGCGTGCGCAGTCATCTTCGTACTGCTCAATGGCAAGCTGTCCAAGAAGGAGATTTGCGAGATTTGTGGCGTCTCTTTGCCAACTCTGGCAAAGTTGGAGCCAATAGTTAGAGCCGAACTCAACAAATAAGGACTGCTGCCAAGTTTGAGATAATGGAGGGGATTAAGCTGATGGTGTCCACACCCTGCTACGGTGGGCTGTGCCTGCAGCACTATGCCGAGTCACTGCTGAAGCTCCAGCGTGTATGTGCAATGAATAGAATTCAGATGATGTTGGATACTACCGAAAACGAGTCCCTTGTCCACCGCGCGCGTAACATAGCCGTCGCCCGTTTTTACCAAAAGACTGACTGTACTCACTTTATGTTTATCGATGCCGACATTCACTTTGACCCAGAGGCGGTTATCCGACTGCTCAAGTCTGGTCATGACGTATCATGTGCCGCCTATCCCAAAAAGACCATCATGTGGAACCAGGCGCACGAGGCTATCAAGGCGGGTGACACGCGCGACCCAAACAAGATTGTGAGCTCGCTCGTGATGAATTTCAAGTACCCGAACACCCCGGTCGTTGATGGGTTTGCAGAGGTGCTCGACGGGCCGACCGGCTTCATGCTCATCAAGCGTGATGTGTTTACGCGCATGTTCGAGAATTACCCCGAACTCAACTGCCTGAACGACCACCAGAACCGCGACTTTGAGAATTACTGTGCCGTATTCGACTGTATGATTGACCCGGTTAACCGCCGCTACCTGTCAGAGGACTATGCCTTCTGCCGGCGCTGGCAGCAGATGGGTGGGAAGATTTACGCTGACGTCACGACTGTCCTAGGCCACGTCGGCAACATCCGTTTCTTTGGAGTTCTCAAGAATCGTCTCGAGGCGGAACTTAAGGTTTAACATATAACTTATAACAATGAGCGTCGTACATGTAATTCTTATGTGCCGCAACCGCTCGATAGCCGTAACAACGCTTCATTCACTCCTGAACCTGAATGGGGCGTGCATGATGCAAGGAAAACATATAAATGTAAATTTCGTCGACGACAAGTCGTCCATCCCCAAGCTCATCAAGTCGGGTGACCGGCTCGTATTCTTCGACTACGGGACGAATCTGGACACCGAATCACTCAGTACTCTTATTCAGCCTTTCGACAAGGGTGTCCAGCTGATGGTGTTTCCGAGCGTCCGGGACCAAATCGACTGGGACATGTTCCGTAAAAAGACTCTGGCTGGCTCGACCGAGGGTGAGAATCAGCGCGGTCTGCACTTTGACACGGAGGTGGGCCGCAAGCTGTACGGTGACGTGTACGAGGTGACCAAGACGTCCGCGCGCGTATGGGCCATGGACTCAAAGCCGATTGACAAGAAGCTGCGTGGTGACAAAATTCCAGTGAAGTTACCTACAGTCAGTGATGAGGAGATGTTCGGGACACTCCAAAAGCTGGGCATCAAGATTGGTGCCCTTACGAGTGCGACCGTCATCTGCCACTACACGTACGAGTGCCTAGGGAACATCCTAGAGACTTCCGGTATTCAGTTAAACAAGTAGACACAAGTTGAACAATAGAAAAGATGAAGCCTCTGACGGCCGAACACACAAAAGAAATGAAAACTTATATTCAGCAGTCCTGGGAATCGGATGACCTTGAGCGGTTCCCAGGGCCGCAGCCGGTGAGCATAGAGCGACGCCACTTTCCGCTGCTCAAGAGACAGCCGTATATGGTGTGCGAAAAGACGGACGGCACCAGGTATATGCTGGTATGCTTCACATCTGCCGACGGGAACAAGGTGTGCGCCATCACAGACCGAGCGTTCAAGGCGTTCTACCTCTCGCTCACCATTCCGCGCCAGACCATCCTGGATGGGGAGCTGGTCGATGCCAAGGATGGCAAGTCGCTCTACATGGTCTATGACGCTGTCCAGGTGAACGGGACTGACTTGCGGCGCGAGCCCCTGACTGAGAGGTTGGAAAAGGCGACCAAAGTGGTCAAGGGTATCATCAAGTCGGCCAAGAACCCTGTAGAGGTTCGGGTCAAAAAGATGCTGCCACTCGAGGCTATCGGTGCCCTGCCGGCTCTGGACAGCTTCCCGTACGAGACTGACGGCATCGTGCTCACGCCAGTGCTCGAGCCCATCCGGATAGGCACGCACGAGACCATGTTCAAATGGAAGCCGCGCGACCGAATCACGATAGACTTTTCGCTGCAGAACTGGCACCCTGTCAACGGCTGGGACCTCTGTGTCCAAGACAGGGGTGAGCTGTACCAAGAGGCGTCGCTGTATCCCTCGAGCACACTCAAAGACGCTGCCGCAGGTGCGATTGTCGAGTGCGGCTACGGGACCAAGGGCTGGTACCCAGTCAAGCTACGGACAGACAAGACGTACCCGAACAACCGCCGCACGTATGCCCGCACCATCGTCAACATCAAAGAGAATATCCAGCTGAACGAATTTCTTAGTGTACTGTAATGAAGACATTTTCTAAACTTTTCTCGACTTTCATTGCGATTAATCTAGCCTTTTCACTCTTTATTTATAGCTGGGCGACCGATAGGGATATAGTAGGACTTTCGTCAAAGCCAGTGGATAGATTTACCGAAATATTCTTTATGAATATTTCAATCTTTACACTAACAGGGTCTACAAAGACTATAAAGTCTAAGAGGGTCCAGATTTTAATGTCTCTTTATATGCTCTTTGTATTTACTGCACTTATTAGAAATTTGTTTTAGAACAGAGGGGGATACTCGGCCATATAACCTGAATCTGTGTTGTTCCCAACCTCCTCCTCTTCATCTTCAGCTTCAGGTGAATCAGCTGATGGAGTCATGGCCGGGGCAACCTCTGGTGCCCTAACAGAAGCAGGAGCAGTCGCTGGTGTCATCATCGGAGCCTGGGCTGGTGGTGGCGGCGGTGCAGCTACAGGCTGGGTCACAATTGGAGCAGCTACAGGTGCTGCAAGCGGGGCGGACCGTGCCTTGGCGCGTCGCTCACTAATCCGCTTTGAAGCCAGGTAACCACCTGCCGCCGCCAAACCTACACCAGCACCTATTGCCGCACGACGAATCGCTTTAGCTGGCGCAGGACGAATCTTGAAGCGACGCCGATAAAAAGACATGTTCGGTCTATACATCAGGACATATACGTACATTGCGGCTATAAGCGTGTACAGGACCAATAGTCCGTGCATATTACATTAAGTCTAGAAGTTTTTCTGGGCCGTCAGGCTTATTCATCAGTAGGCACAGTGACCCGATGGTGGCGGCCACGTGGACCCCCATATACGCGACCCGGCCTGGTATGCCAACCTGTCGCGTCTTGTGATAAGTCCGGACTGCGTACAGTCCTGAACAAATGTACGGCACGGTCCATACCGACTGGGGCCACAGAATACAACTATATATTGTCTTCCATAGTGCCAGATATTCTAGCCCGTACATCAGCTTGGTCACCGCCTGCTTGCCACGGTACTCTTCGCGCGCCTTGGACTGCACCACTGTCGAAACACCCATCAGACTGGTAAACACCGGGCAGAACCAAGTTCCCTGACCGGCCATTGCTACAAGACCGTAGAACATCGTCGTGTAATGACTAAACATATTTCTTGTTTGTATTTTATCTCAAAGCTTTATTTCTAAATGCCACGAGTAATTTAGCATTCTCAAATTCTTGAGCAGTCGACACCTTTGCGCGCCGCTGCGCTTTTAAAATATTTCTGTGTAGTTGTCTCATCATTTGATTATAAATATTTAAATAATAATTATTTGAATTTTCGTTTTCTTTTTTTGACTTTATCATGTGCCATTGGGTAGTGGCTGCTCGTACCCGCTTCTGTGCCGCATTTCTCGCAGCAAGTATCGCGAGTTCTTTATTGTTAGCCTTGCGCTTTCGTGACGCTGCAGGTGTGTTCGCTGGGCGATTGCGCCGAGAAGGGGATGAAGGAGAAGTCATAATAATTACAAATATAACTATTTAGACCACTTCTCAAGAGCCTCCTGGAAATTCACACTGTATAAAAAGGCATCCGGCTTGCACAGCTTGATGTACGACACAGACTGCTCGAGACCGAGTCCCTTGTTCCACATCAGATAGGCTGCCATGACTGCAGCACTGCGCTGCTGACCCGCGTGACAGTGCACCACGACCGGCTGACCGTTATCCAGACGCTGCTTTATCCACTGACACACAAAGGGTAAACTGTTGTACAGAATCAGGTTGCTTTCGCGTGTCCTGTCGTCGTCAACAGCGATGCGCGTGCCGTGACCTAACATTTTTAAATTTTTTGTACAGTTTACGACTGCAAAGGTTGAACTGTCAAACTGGCCGCTGTACTTGAGGTCATTATAAGAAGCGAGGTACAAATCATCGAGTATCTCGTACATCTCTATCTGTACCAGACCATATAAAAATGGCCATTCATCGGCGGCTCGCTCAGCTTCTGAATCGACTCGTCATCCTTGAGGTACCAGACGTCGTGTCGCTTGACAGCCAGTGCGTAGTGCCCGCCATTGACACCCCCACTGTGGACCACCGCCGCAAACAGACGCTTACCCTCAAACTCTGGGGGGATCCGGACAACTGTCTTCTGGCCGTACATCCCAAAAGTAAATGAAATAATTTCTGGCCATCGGGTCACTGTGGTACGGGTCTCAGCCTCGGCATGCTCCACCCCACTGTCATCCTTGTACCCTGAAATTTTTTGAAAATTATTTTTATTTTTTACAAGGTCCATGAGGTCGACTGTCCCACCCGACAGATGGAACAGCATAGTCACAAAATCGTTCCGGTACACCGACTTGCCACCGGGGTACACCGTCTCAGTCGTCTCCTCCCCATTAAAAATATTTTTTATAAATTCTTTTCCCAAAGTCTCCTCAAATGTGTCAATCAGACACAGGATAACCTCTTGTGAATCATGTTGATTCAGGTTGTCGAACCGAAGAAATTTACCCCTGAACGCTCCAATGAGGGGAAGAGGACAGGCTGCTCTAGACTCAGACTTGTTGAACAGTTCCCGGACCAGGAGCTGATACTCCCTAGTAACAGGGCACTCACCCGTGTACTTGTTCTTCATAAGATGGTTGCTAAGTTGGGGAACATGCGCCAGACACTGAATAGCAGTGTTGAAATAACAAGTGTTTCCACAGTTGCGAAGGCCTCGCATTCTCTTAAAAAAGAGTGTCTACTATCTTTTAAGATGATTAGCGCACTGTACACCGAATGGTCAACTCCAATCAATCTCTACAAGGAACGTCCTAATGTAGAGATTGAGTGGCGGCTAGGGCGTACCGGCAAAAACTTTGATACGAATGTCGGCCGGGAGACGTTCGACAAGCTTATGCACGGCCTAAAAAAGTATACAGGGTGGGAGCAGGTGAACGAGAGCGAGCTGACGGTCTACTACGGCCCCAAGGGTTCGAACAAGCGTGTGTCTATCAACGAAAAGACGGACGAGCAGGTGGCTATTGTCAAGAAGAGTCTGGTCAAGGCTGACTTTCCGCTCGAGGACAGCCCTTTCGACATCAGGCTCGGCGTGAGCACAGAGGAGCCGTGCGAGTGGGGCGATGACACCGAGGCTTCCTCGAGCAAGACGAAGCACCGCTGGTCGTTTGTCCGCAAGAATCTGTCCATCGACATGAGCATCATGAAGGGCGACCCGGACGACAAGGACTGTGACGAGGATACAACCTACCACGTAGAGTTTGAGATTGTCGACCCCACGAAGGTGACCTCCAGGAACGAGCTGTTCAACCTGCTCCACAAGACCTTTGACTTGATGAAATTAATTTAGTGTTATAATAGTAATAATGGTCAAGAAGTTTTTCGCCAAAGCAAAGTCCAATATAAAGTCTATCGCCAAGCCCAGTACGCTCGCAAAGGTGGCTTTGGCCGCCACAGGCGTCGGTGCACTCACTATGGGTGCCTCGGCCCTCGCAGCAAAGAAAGCTGAGAAGGCTGAATACAAAATTAGCAGCTGGGGACCACTTGAGAGCGACCCGTCCAAGGTTTCTATCAAGTACTCACCGGCTCTGTCTATTGCCAAGTCTGACAAGATTACCGTGTCCGGAACACCTTTTGACGGTGAGTACTCCGGCACAGAGTATCGTACGCGCAATGAGGTGTACATCAAGCCAGCAAAGGCTGTCACAGCCCCTGGCACCGGCGGCACTTTCAAGCTGAAAACATCTATGGCTGCCCGCGCCGCTGGTGCTGCCAGCGCAACCAAGGCGGGTGTGCGCACAACCGCCAAAAAGACTGGTGACGTAGTCAAGAAGGGTGCTCAGAAGGTGGGCAAGGCGGTCGGTGGCGTGGCAGGTGCTCTGTGGAACCGCATCAAGATGTATGTCTACATAGCCATTGCTATCGCAGTCCTTGGTGGCGGTGCATACCTGTACATGCAGTACAAGGCTCGCCAGGCTTTAATGGGGGCTGTTGCTTGAGCGAGCACCTGGTGGTGGTTTCTTTATAGGGCCGACAGCCGGGCCGCGAACTGGCCGAGGCGCCGAGTTCGAGTTCGAGTTGCTCGACTTGGCCTTGGCTTTACGTGGACGCTTGTATGCAGGCTCCCGTCGTGCCACCTTCAGCGGCGATATGCGCTTCGCTGATACACGTGGTACGCTGGGCGTTTTACGATTTGGCGATGGCGGCGATGGGTACACCATACGCTTCTCGCCAGTCGCCATATTCTCAACCTCGCGTGCAGCCTGCTTGAGCCGCCGTGGGTACTGTGCGCGAACCCATGTAATTATACCCTTCTTGACATTCGCCTGGCTCGGGAAACGACCCTTGTTGTTCAGTCTCGTCGCGATATTTGTCATTTGTTTCTTGTAGAGGTTCACGTTACCGCGAAGGATGGCGCGCATGTTCGCCGGCACAACAATCTTGTTGTAATATTTCTTTTTGATGTCATTGAGCTGGCGGGTCCTCTTGAGGTTCTTCACGAATGCCATCTTGACACGGTTCACGTCAGCCTGCAGAGGCTTGCCGCGCGCGCCTTTGGGCAGTGCGTTCAGGAGTTTCTTCAGATTGGCCGCGTTGCTGTTGCGTATCATGTTCTCGTACTTGTTCCCGAGTGCGTTACTGATATAAAACTCGAGATTAATAAGATTTCCAAAATTGTTGTTGGGAGAAGGCGGGGGCGGGACGACGACCGGGGGTGGAGGCTGGACAGGTGCCGGGGGTGAAGGGGTCTTTTTCCTGCCGTACACCTGTGACAGAAGAACCTCGTACTGGTCGTCCCTCTTTATCTTCTCTTTCCACTCTTTGAAATTTGTCGCCGAGAGAATCTTCTGACCGATGGCATTCTTTTCGGTGGCTGTGAGCAGCTTCCACTGCTTGGCCCGCTTGCCGCGCATGACGCGCCCATTCATGAGCAGGGTGTGCGGCACGCCATTGATGTTTGCGTGCGCCGCTCCATTTGGCGAGCCGCCGAGCTTGTTCACTATGAGCCGGACGACAGCGCCCTTCTTGAGAGCGCTGGAGGCTTGGGCAATCTTCAGGTTTCGAGCGATGGCGAGCAGCTGCGCGTCGGTGTACTCGTCAGCAAAGGCGCCATTGATTCTGTACCGATTCCCCACCTTGTTGATGTGGTGACCAGCTGGCAGCTGCATGCCGACATTGCCAATCTTGAATTGATTTTTGACAGTCTGTGGGATGTTTTTACCGGCGCGGCGGTACGCTTCGATAATACCCGCCCGAGCCTTGTTGATGTGTTCGGGCATCTTGTAAAACTGGGGCAGACCACCCTTGCCCGGCTTGACGTAAAACCCAGGCTTGACAGCGTTGAACGAGGTGGGTGCATTCTTTGGCGCCACCTTCTCCTTGAGCTCAACCCCCTCCAAATTAAACAGGTTCTTCACATTCGCTGGGATGTTGACACCGGCGTTGGTATAAGCGCGCAGCACCTTCATGCGCAGAACAGCTGCGGCCCGACTGTTTTCGGGGTTGGGGTAGAACCGGGGCTTGCCGTTCGGCCCGGGGCGCACATAGAATCCATTCTTCTTGGCAGTGTAAGTAACAGCAAACTGGTAACGCTCGCGACCCTGTTGTTTCTTATTCTGCTTGGCCCTCTGAGGAGACAGGAGCACACCACCTCGCATCAGGCGCATAGGAATAGGGCTACGATTCTTGTGAACTATCGGAATTTTATATTTCTCAAACAATTCTGCAAAAATCATTGGAGCCTTCTGAATAACATCGGGGTCCGTGCCCATGAAGAGAATCTGACCCTTCTGGTAAATGAGATACTTGATACCCTTGTATTTCAGAAAGGCACCCGGGTGCAGCTCAGACTCGTTCATATAACTATAGTCTTTAAGAGGGACATACTTGGCGAGAAGCATCCCGAGCACATCAAGGTCTATAATAAAATTTAAAAAGAATTGTCCATCAATTTTGACTGGTTCGACAGGTGTCTGCGCAAAGCCCGGCAGATAGTGCTGGTCAAGAAAACGCACAACCTGCTCTACGGGCGCGGCCGTCGCAATCTGGACCGCCCCAGACTTGAAGATGTTTACGGTCGCTAAAGGACTCTTTAATTTAAGAATCCAACGAGTAACATTATTAATATTTGCTGAAGGACTAATAATTGGTGACTTTCTATTCTTGATAAAGCGCACCATGGCCTTTTCACCGACGCGTTTGTAGCCAGCAATTTCAGCTACGTTGTTGACGAGTCGTATATTTTTCATGTTGGCCGGGTTGTACTTGGCCTTGTACAGGGCTGTGATGAGTTGGCCGTCTGTGTGCCGAAAACTCTCTTCTGTGCCCATGGCCGATATGTACTCGTGTCCTCGAGGAAACTTTCCAGTGCTCATATTATTTATTACTAACATTTAAGTCTGGACCGTAGGGCCCCGACCCTTTGGGTCGTCTAGTAGTCATCAAAAGCGGCCGCCTCGCGGATGAGGTCACACCCGAAGAGGAAGGGCTTGTTTGCGTAGGCTGTGCCGTTGTATGTGCCTGTGAACTGGCGCACCTCGAGCTCGCGGCTGCTGAACGGCCCGGCGTAGAAATCCGGGTTGAAGCGCGGTCGTCCCAGATTGTTCTCTTGACAATGCTTGTTGAACTCTGCCACAAACAGCTGCTGAGGCACCATCATGTCCGACCCGTACTTGAGCTTGCCTGACGCCAGATAGTTCTGGAGCGTGTTGGTCACCATCGCCACCTGAGTCTGCACCGTCTTGAAATATGGCGGCAGCACTGTCCAGATATCCTTGTCGTGATATTTCTGAGAGTACTCGAGGTAGGCCCTGATGCACTTGCACATAATCGCCGGAATCTCCGTGTCCAGCTTGTCCTCGAGCGTGGGGTCCGCCTGCTGCACCTGCTTGCCAAAGTTCCACGTCACGATGCGGCGCAGAATCGACCCAGAGTTGTCACGCCAGTTGGGCACCTCGTTACCAGCCAGGATGCCCGGCACGTCCCACGTCAGACTCTGTGCCGTCTTGAACTTGCGCGCGATGCTCAGGTCCTCACCGGACACCAACGACTGAAACTCCGCCTGCTCGAGCGCCAAGTCACCCTTCACCTCTGGACTAATAAACATGAAACCACCCAGGATGCTCTCCAGACCAAACTTCTTTTCGATATTGTTCGACAGAGTCTTGACATCCTGTGAATCGTAAAACTTTTTGCAAACTTTTGTGATGATGGTCGACTTGCCGGACTGCGCGATACCCTTGAGGAAGGGGATAACCTGCCAACAGTCCATGTCGTTCACCTGATAGCACAGCCGGCCGCAAAAGACGTAAATCCAGCGGCAGACATCCTCAGAGAACTTCTGGTAGTCCATCACGGACTGCATGAAGGGTGTCGGCACATTGTACCAGTCATCCATGTGGTCGTACGTAACAAAGTCCTGGTCAAAATACTTGCACGAGACGATGGTCGGGTCGAGCGTCTGAATCTCGGTCGAGCCGTACTGGTAGAAAGTACAGATGTACTTGCCTTGGGTCGGTTCCCACTCCTTGCCGACAAAGATGCCGTTCCGGAACGACCAGACGTTGCGATTCTTCTTGATTGGCGGGAACTGCAGGTCCTTGCAGTTGGTCAGGTGCTTGACCACGTCAGCCACCGCGCTACCCTTGCTGGTCATGTTGCGCCACATGTCGTACTTGTCCTCCTTCTGGGTGTAGTGGTATACGAAATCCTTGATTTCCATGACGGGCTTCCAGGCCTTGGTCAGGTGGCCGTCGGCCGTCTCGATTTGCTTGCAGCAGTAGTCGCCGTAGCGGCGCATCTTGAGGAGGTAGCACTGGTTGAGCAGGTACAGCAGCAGCTTCTGGTAGGGTGTGTTCTCATCCTTTTCGTCAGGACCGATGGTCTTGCAGCGGAAAATGGAGTGGTCCATGTCACCCTGGATTGGCACGTACGTGGGATGGTTTATGCGTTCGTACATACGAACATACCTAAATATCATTTCGTACGCATCATCTACAGTCTCGATGAGACGGGTAATACGTTGGCCAAACTGAAACTCGTCACCGTTGACATCTTTTGTCGCGAGCTCGCGGATATTGAGCTCGCCTGCGTGGTGGTACAGCTCCGAAAAGAGCGCCACGAAGCGATTCTTCTGTGAGGCGGCGTGCTCGAGATTGGGGTTTACTGGGATACCGTTCGCGTCCAGCTCAGTATCGTGAAAAAACTGGCGAAAGCCGCCGGTGAGCGGCAAGAACTTGTCACCCTTGCAGTTGAGGCTTAGTTTCTTCTCAAGCTGCAAGACAAACGCCTCCATTTTAGGCGGATCAAGCTGACTCACATCCGAGCGTAGAATTTCCATCCGAATATCATTAGTCTTTTCGGTTGTCTGTTCACGCTCGATTGTGTGCACCTTGTCCATTGTTACTATATTTGCATTATTTTTTAACTGCTTGACCTTCAGGCAGGTGCGAGAATGCCAGTTGCCACTGGTGGCTTCAGGGCACCAAAAATCTTTACAAGAATTTTGTTGTGCATCTCGAGCTGGGAAGCAATCTTCTCGGCGCTGGTGGCGATGCTAGCCAGGGCGGTCGCGACCGTCTCGCCCTCCTCAGTGCACAGCATCTGACCCAGGGCCTCCACCAGGTCGATACCATCCTCCATGTCAAACTCGTCCTGACCCTCCTCGTCCTCATCCTCCTCCTCGAGGTCAATCTCCTCCTCCTCGGGAATATCCTGAACAGGCTTCTTCTTCATGGCAGACATTTATATAAATTAATTTTTTTTATTTTTTTTTTGGGCGCGTCCTAAGTGGGGTGTCTGTTCAGAATTTTTTTCTTGGCTAAGAGTACCAAGCAATCATGGCCGGTGGACTTATGCAACTCGTAGCGTACGGAGCTCAGGACGTCTATCTGACGGGCCAGCCCAAGGTGACCTTCTTCCAGGCGGTGTACAAGCGCCACACCAACTTCGCGATGGAGGCTATCCTGCAGACTGTGAACGGCAGCGCCGCCAACGGTGCCCGTGTGTCCGTGACCATTGCCCGCAACGGCGACCTGGTCGGTGACATGTGGCTGCAGCTGCAGCCGGCGACCGGCGTGACCCAGGCGGCTCAGGCCAACCTGGTGTCCACCAACCTGACCAGCGACCTGAACTGGGTGGCTGAGCGTGCCGTGGCGGCCGTTGAGCTGACCATCGGTGGCCAGCGCATTGACAAGCACTACCAGACCTGGTTCCGCCTGTACGCGGAGACCTTCCTGGGTGAGTCCGACAAGATTGCCTATGGCAAGCTGGCAACCATGTCCAACCCTGCCTACGGCACCAGCGGCAACGGTGCGATGAACGGCAACTCCCAGAACCCCGGCTACGTGTACCTGCCCCTGCTGTTCTTCTTCAACCGCAACCCAGGCCTGTACCTGCCCCTGATTGCCCTGCAGTACCACGAGGTGCGCATGGACTTTGACCTGACCAACTACTACTCCCTGTACTTCGGCGCCAACCAGATTCAGGTGTGGGCCAACTACGTGTACCTGGACACGGAGGAGCGTCGCCGCTTCGCCCAGAAGGGTCACGAGTACCTGATTGAGCAGGTGCAGCACACCGGCGGTGACTCCATCGCGGCCGGTTCCTCATCCGAGACCAGCCCGTCCCTGATCCGCCTGTCCTTCAACCACCCAATCAAGGAGTTCATCTGGTGCTACCAGAACGCTCTGACCACCACGGCCATCAGCGCCGGCGCCAACTACAACGGCATGTGGAACTTCTCCTCCAACACGGCCAACGTGAACGTGACCTCCAACATCCAGGCCTACGTGACCAGCTCCAACTACCTGCTGCCCCACCTGGCTGGCTGCCCCCACCTGTTCTCCAACGCCGCAGCCTCCACCGCTGCCGGCTCCTCCAACGTCTTCTGGATTGAGGAGGGCCAGCCCATCGCAGGCCAGTTCGAGGTCGGCCCTCTGTACAGCTTCAAGGTTGTGCTCAACGGCCAGGACCGTTTCGCGGCCCAGGCTGGCAAGTACTTCAACCTGTACCAGCCCCTGCAGTACCACACCGGTACCCCCTACCCGGGTATCTACGTGTACAGCTTCGCACTGAAGCCCGAGGAGCACCAGCCAACCGGCACGTGCAACTTCTCTCGCATTGACAACGCCCAGGTGTCTGTCAACCTGAAGTCCCAGGCCTTCTCCACCGCCGGCTCACCCAACGGCTGCGGTAACTGCGTCCAGAAGCTGTTCGCCATCAACTACAACATCCTGCGTATCCAGTCCGGCATGGGCGGCCTCGCATTCTCCAACTAAACGTCAAGTACGCAGTACTTGGGTCACGCACGCGAAAGGGAAAACCCAAAAGGGCTACGGCCCGAAGAAGTGTCCAGGAAGGCGCTCTTCTTCAGGTCGTAATTAAAACCAGGGTGATTTTCGGGCAGCTGCTCAATCACCTTCTGAATAAATCGAAGAGCGCACGCGTCATATTCCCGGTACGTGCCGTGAGCCGGCAGCTCGTCCAGCAGATACATCATAGAGAACGTCTGGCAAAACTTGTGCGTCCCGGGCTTCTGACAGTGGTCGTACGGGTCGAACCTGTTTGGCTCGCCCGCCTTCTGGGCCGTCCAGTGCGAATCTATAAAATATGCGGTAGGCCAGCGAGGTATGTGACGCCCACCTGGCCTACGGCGAATAACAACACCTGGAACAATGCTCTGCCAGACAGACTCATCTCCCATAAAATCAATTGTTGACTGCATATATATGACTATTGCGCAACTCCTTAAAAAGCATCGCAACCAGGTCAACGCATTTGACCGCGCATATGCTAAAAGGCGCGTCGCCATCCTGAATGCCCAGAAGAAACATCTGAACGCACGCAAGAGGGCGGCGAACCCAAACAACCCTGCTACCAAGAAATCAACCAAGGGCTCAAATCTTATTTACAGTTTTTTGCTTAGACCCCTCATTAAGAAGAGCACCAAGCTTTAGCCGAACCGCCTTTTTAGAATAGACTGAATAATTCTTCTGCTTCTGGGCAGATTCCTTCTTGCGCTGGCGGTCACTCGATTCCATACTCTAACGTGTAATATAATCCTTAGCTGCCCCGTCGGACCACCTGCCATGATGCATGAGTCGCCCCAAAGTGCTTCAGGATGACGCGGCTGCACAGCTCGGGGTCGAACGACGGCGCGCAACAAAACACGTCAATGTACACATTGGATTCCTCTGGGTATGTGTGCGCACTGAAGTGGCTCTCGGACAGTACCAGAACACCAGTCGCGCCTACAGGTTCAAACTGGTGAAATGACGAGCCGACAACTGTAAAGTGGCACTCTGTCGCAACCAGGTCCATAATCTCCTGGAGTTGCGAAATAGTCTCGATTTGGACACCCTCCACGTGCCCGATGAGATGCTTCATTTATTTCACATAAAAGCTACTGTTTATCTGTGGAGGAGCATAATTCTTACCCTGTACGACCGGAATTGTCGCACCAAAAACAGCAACGCCGATTGTGATGTACAAGCAGCCCATGACCAGCTGGAGTATCAGTGGCGACGTAAGCCTCTTCTGGGAGTCTGGGTCTTTGAGCATGACAGCCTGGTAGACTGTCGCAGAGCCAATCACCGTAAACAGGATGGCGAGTAGAACGCCGAATATTATTTCAGCCCCCATATACTATAGTATGGAGAAAATTGCCATAACAGAGAATGCACTGAAGACGTCAGGTGGTGATGTGTTCAAGGCGCTCGAGATTGCTTCGAAAGAAATTTATAAAAAAAAAATTCAGGATGTGGCGGTTGCCCTGCACATGCACACACCACGCATGGTCATGGACACTGTCATACACGGGATGAATCTAGTTGAAAATGAAAATGTAAATAATAAAAAAGAATTTTTAATAGATGTGCTCCGGGCAGTCCTGCACGACACACAGGACTGGGATATGATTGACCAGATTATAGATGGACTCTCTTATGCCAGCAAAGGTTTTATGAAAATTAATAAAAAAAAGAAAAGAATTTATTGGCCGTGCATCACTGTCATGTAGAACCACAACAGGTACAGACCGATGATGAGCTGGAGCAGAGACTTGCTCAGAACGAGCGGCATCCGACGACGGTTCTTCTGACCGAGGTCCTGAAGACCAATGATTATAGAAGTGGTCGCGGCTGACAACATAAGAACCTTCTGAAGATTGCCGAGCGCGGTCATATTATTATTTAAAAAGATTTTTATATTTTTAAGAATGGCGTTCTTTGCCCCCATAGAAGGTGAACTCGAGAGTGAACTCTATTCATCGCTGGAACCCCCCGATGACGACCCTCAGTTTGCCGAGTATCAACCCATCGAGTACGAGATGCCTGAGGAGTGGACCAATCTGCTCGAAGAGACGAAAGGGCTCGAGGATGAATACCGCGAGTGCAGCAAACAGGCCTACATCTACAAACAGAAAATCGCTCGCAAGTATGATAACATTCAGCTGATACGCCGTAACGCAGAGGCATTCGAGGACACATCTCTCAAGGAGGCGTACACCGCCCTACTGGACAAGTACGAGCTTGAAGTCAATCTGACCGAGGACATGACTGCCCTAAGGATAATTCTCGGCAAGCGCAATGCACTCAAAAAGGTACTAGGAATGAATAAGCACGAGGAAATACGGGCATGCCCAATCTGCTGTGAAACAGAAGTTGAAAAGTTTCTCGACCCGTGCGGCCACACATTCTGTGGACCATGTCTCTCAAAATCACCATCAAACAACAAATGTCCAGTTTGTAGAACTAAATACAATAATGTTCGCCAACTTTTCTTCAATTAAACAATTTGTCAAAGTATATATTGGGGGAGACCCCATCTGACCTTAGCTCAATTGGTAGAGCGAAGGACTGTAGAAACAAAGTTTCTAAGGCGGGATAGTCGGATATCCTTAGGTCGCTGGTTCGATTCCGGCAGGTCAGACTGAGAGTCGTCGACTCTCGTACAAGTTCCTGTAACTCAGTTGGTTAGAGTGTTGGTCTTATGTACCAGAAGTCGTGAGTTCAAGCCTCACCTGGAACAATCCCGGTTCTATAGTATAATGGTCAGTACATGAGACTCTGAAAACGGGAACGTAGTTCCCTTTGATGGTGCCCATCTCGAAATGGGAGTTCGAGCCTCCCTAGAACCTTGGGATGGGTATCCCGCCACCGCCGTAGAGCACTGGCATCTGCCTGGACCTAAGTAAGTCCTTAAAGTGCCGCTCAGCTCCTGTAACTCAGTTGGTAGAGTGTGAGGCTGTTAGGAAAGATGCTTGCATCTTGACACATGCACCTCAAAGTCGCAGGTTCGATACCTGCCGGGAGCGCTACTTATTTTGAACTGCCCAGCCCCAGTTAAAAATAAAAAGAAATAAATTAGTATGGCCCAGTGTAATTTCCTCAAGTTTTACCCTGATGGCAAGTACCTATATGTCGAGGTACTCGCCAAAGAGTACATGAAGTCCCAACCGGAAACACTGGAAGGTGCGAACAAGATTGCCGCCCAAGTCCGACCTATCGTCACCGACCTGGAGAGGTTTTGTGTTGCAAAAAATTTAAAAGAAATTACGGTTGTTAACCTGGAGGGAGTTAACCTCGCCAATGTCAAGCCAGAGTATACCATGAAACTCATCACCATGCTGCATACCGAGCGGCCCGACTTCAAGCATCTGGAACGCATCGAAATCAAAAACGCCAACGCACAATTCGAGATGCTGTATAGCGTCCTCAAAGTGGGCCTCCCAGCCCCTATACGTAGAATTGTTAAGTTAATTTAAAACTACGGACGTCACTCGGTGACTCTTGCCAGAATGTCGCGCGGTTCTCTTGAAACAGCTCGTACTGTCGCTCGTGCTCCGCCTTGAGTGCGGTTTCGTTCGCATCAGCAAACTCGAGGCCGACTGGCTCCACTTCACACAACCGAGGTGTATATGCCATCAGTTCCGGGTTGTACATACAGCCCAGATGATACCCAATGTCATATACAGTTCCTGTCTCATCAGCCACCCAGTAGTGCGTGCACACCTCCTGACCGTATATGCACCACCCCTTGACTATCTTCCCTGTGTGCCCCTCGCGCTCCAGGTGCTTTATCATCAGGGCACAGTGGTGCACGATTGTCCCAGAGACCCGATGCATCTTCATCCGCTTTACGAGGCGCTCCATGCTTTATTATTGAAAATTTATTTTATCTGAATATAGTAATGCCACCAACTCCATCAAATCCGGTGAAGATTTCTATCGTGTTTGGTATTGTGTGGGCCTTCCTGGCAGCCTTTATCATATCGAATATCGGTAAGGCGTCAGGGTATGGCAACCCGGGCGTCTTCGTCAGCCTCCTGTCGGGCCTGCTCACGGGCGCTGGCATCGGTACGGGCTCGTACTATCTTTTCAAAAATATAAACACAAGTGTCGGGGCGACTAACGCAGCCGCCGGCAAGGGCTCTGGTGGTGCATTCACCGGTGACTGGGACAACGTAGTCACTGCTGGATATTATTTCAACCGAGGTGAAGAAAGAAGAGCACAAGCTATCCAGGGATTAACAAATGTAATTGGAAATCTTGCAAACTTTATTCCATCTGCGACCACCTGTGTCCCAGGCATAAATGCAGCACAAATAAACGCTTGCACTCAGGCTGGTTTCCCTATGAACACACCCACAACACCCACAACACCCACAACACCCACAACACCCACAACACCCACAACACCCACAACACCCACAACACCCAC